GGAGACATAGCAGTATATGAGAATAAATTAAAGGCGTATTTATCTGATAATCAAGGTTCAATAACAGAGTTTGATAGTACAGTAGAATGGTATTACAAAAAGAATTTAGAAAAGGTAGATACATCACAAGGTTTAACAAGTACTCCCAATAGGAGATATTCAGATTTTTAAGATATGGCAGCAAGTACGATAACATATGCAAATAAAGTTCAGGTAGTTGATCCAGATGTTGATGTAACAGAAAAGTATAGAGCCGTAGATGCTAATGAGGTTAAGACGGTTGTAAATGCAAACGCTACATTATTAGATACTAACACAACAGACATTGCTACTAATACTAGTAATATTGCTACCAACACATCTAGCATTTCTACTAATACATCTAACATTGCTACTAATACTAGTAACATTGCTACCAATACCTCTAACATTGCTACCAATACATCTAGCATTTCTACTAATACCTCTAATATTGCTACCAATACCTCTAATATTGCGACCAATACATCTAATATTGCGACTAACACATCTAATATTGCTACCAATACTTCTGATATAGCAAACAAAGTTGAGTTAGGTGGAGATATTGGTGGAACTATTACAACACCTACAATAAACGACGAGGCTATTACTAACGCTAAATTGGCTAATATACCAACCAACAGAATTAAAGGTAGAGCATCTGCTGGAAATGGTGTAGTAGAGGATTTGACTGTTCCTCAAACTAAGGCTATGTTATCTTTAGACCAAGTAGATAACACAGCCGATTTAGAAAAGCCTATAAGTACGGATACTCAAACAGCCTTAAATACTAAGTTAAATTTATCAGGAGGCACAATGACAGGTGCTATTCTAGGAGATCAAAGTATAAGAGCTTATAGAGCTGTAGGAACTACTATAACAACATCTAATGCATTGGGTGATGCTTGTGCTACACCAAATACATTTTATCAAGTAGATAGCTCTGCTGCTGGTATTACGATAACAGTAGGCGATACAGATGCTAGTGCAGCAACGATAGGATATGAATGGGAATTTTTCCAAACAAATGCTACTAATGGTGTTTCATTTGCCGTTTCAGGATCACAAATTATTAAAAGTGAAGATAGCTATTTAACTAGAGCGACTGTTGGGGGACTTCTTTTAAAGTACGTTGCTACAAATACTTGGATATTAATAGGAGCGACTTCATAAAATGATAGGAACTAAACTAGGCATATATTCTCAGCAGAATCAAGCTACGGTATCTTTATTGTTAGATACTTATCCCGCTACTGCTGCTTATTCGTTAAGAAAAATAAGAACAGCTTATTCAGGTTCAGCCATTAGAGTTAGACGAAGTTTAGATAATGCAGAGCAAGATATTGGGTTTGATGGTAGTAATAATTTAGATACATCCTCTTTGCTTTCTTTTGTAGGTGCTAATAATGGATTTGTAACCACTTGGTATGATCAACAAGGATCTGATAATGCTACAAATGTTACAGCAGCACAGCAGCCTCAGATTGTTTCTTCAGGCTCTGTAATATATGAAGGATCATTGCCTACATTAGATTTTGCAGGAGCGCAACAACTTATAAAATCATCTACCGCATTAAGCGATGTTAGTTTATTTACTGTAATGACATCTAATAATGCTAGTTCAGAGATGACGGCTATAAATTTACAAGACGGCACAAATACTTGCTTTTTACACCTTAATAGGTCTACTAACAATTCATTGGTTTATGGATCATATAATGGAACGGCAGTTAGTCAAGAAGGCGGGAATATATCAGGACAATTATTAGCATCAGGGTTTTCAATATCTAATGCTTCAGCAAACTTGTTTATTGATGGCGTAGATGTTAATCAAGCTTATTTAGGTAGAAGTAATTTTGGTAACTCAACAATAGGCTCAAGAAGTGGATCTTTTTGGTTGACAGGTAATGTTAGCGAATTTATTTATTACAATTCAAGTCAATCAGCAAATAGAACTGCAATAGAGGCTAATATAAATTCTTATTATTCAATTTACCCATAATGTATTATAAAGGAACAGAACAAGAATGCATTGGTTACAATACAACAGTAACAGCAGGAGAGAATTATAACGGAACAACAACGCATTGGGCAAGCCCAATTCACTCCGAAGGTAATTGGTATATATCAAAGCATGAAAGTTATAGCTCATCTATGGAGTTGGTTTCTGAATTGCCATTAACAAATGAAATTTCATGAATCACTTAGTTGACTTTTGGGAATTAATAACAGGGGTTGGAGTAGCCATCGGAACGGTTATTACTGCATGGATGAATATGCGAATAAATATATCTAGCTTAAAGCAAGATATGATGTATTTAGCAAAGGAATTAGAGGCAGAGAAAATAGGGAGTAAAGAATCTATAATGGCATTAACTGCTAAAATTGATACACTAATAGAAACGATAAACGAATTAAAAACAGATCTAGCAACTCAAAGAGCAAAGTATGAAAACAGTAGTAGTAATTAGGGACATAGGAGACGAGAAACAGCAGTTAGGAGTTTGTTATGTGATTGATGGAAAGAAAGTAATATTTAAATGCGAAAGCATTGAGAGGGGATGGATGGATAACAAGAGAAACGTATCTTGTGTGCCTGCTGAGATGTACCCATTAAAGAAAGAATACAGCCCTAGATTTAAGAAAGAACTATGGGAGCTAAAAGATGTAGAGGGTAGAAGTGAGTGTAAGTTTCATGCAGCTAACTACGCAAGACAGTTAAATGGGTGTATAGCTTTAGGAGAAACAAGAGCGGACATAGATAAAGACGGTTATTATGATGTAACCAATTCAAGAGAGACAATGAGAAAGTTTCACAAAGCTATGGGAAATGACAAAGACGCTGTAATTATTATAGAAGATTTAATTAAATTTGATGAATATGAAAAAGAAATTTGAAGATACAAAGGTTGGCAAACTATTAAAGCCTGTTGCAAGGATAGCTAGAAGAGTTATGTTAGGTGCTTCAGGTGGAACATTGAAGCCGTTATTGGGTGCTGCTGTTGGATTGACAGAGGGCATAAAATCCGAGATCATAAACAACGTAAACTCAAAAGATGGTGGAGAAGGTCAAGTAGATTGGGTAAGAATTATAGCGATGGTTGGAACTTTGGTTTTAATGGGCTTACTTGTATTTGGTAAGATAGATATTAGTACTTTTGAATCATTGGTAGAGCATTTGCAAGACTTTTAAGAATCTCTTTTCTTCATAGTTGCTTTGTTTGTTTGGGGAGGGGTTGCAATCGCAGCCCTTCTTTTTTTTGCAAAATTTTGGTAGTTTAAAATATAGTTCTATATTTGATGAAACAAAACAAGTAATCACTTAAATTAAGTCACTATGAAAACTTTAGAAAATATCGGAGACACATTTTTAAAACAATCAATTATAACTACCATCATTAAGTTAGCTGAAAAAATAAGAGGGAGAGAATCTGTATCAAATCTAATCCAATACAGATACAAGGAGTTAATGAATCATAGCTATGAAGAATTAGAAGAAATTAGAGATAGTCATTTAAAAGTATATAACAATCAATCAATTTGATAATTAACCACAAACTAAAAACAATAAAGCTATGATAACAAGAATTGAAACTAGCAAACTGAAAAAGATTTTAGATCACGCTGAACAGAACGCTAATTTTGAAGTAGAAGTATCTGAAATGGATCGTGGACAGTATTCAGGATCACTAGATGAGACATTAAACTTCAATGGTGAGAAGATTGTATTGTATTGCGACTACGATGTTGAAGGAACATGGACCCAAGCATATATTAGCACTTTTGAGTATTCTCGCCCTTCTGAATGGGTATTTTCACGAGAGGGTATTTATTGCGCTGTACTTTTTATAGATGATGTTGAGATAGACTTATATCCAGATCAGCAATTAATGCTAGATAATTTTCTTTCTAAGAAGTGTTATTCGGAGTATTCATATTAAATGAATGAACGCTAAAGCAAAACCATGCAAGGGTACTTCAACCGTTTCTGTAAAAGGATGCGGAAAGAGTACCCTTTTTCGTAAGTATGGTTTATGTCAGTCCTGTTTAAGAGATTGGTATCTAAACACAGAGGACGGTCAAGAAAAACTAAATAAAGCCACTTTAAAAGTCACACAAGAACGCAGAGAGCTTGAACAGGTAGAACGTAGGGAAAAAGAATATAGATCATTAGAGAGCCTTAAACGCAATGTTGCCAACGTAGTGCATAAGTACATAAGATTAAGAGATGAGGGTAAGCCATGTATTTCTTGCGGATCTGATTGGCGGTTTAATTTTCAAGCTGGGCATCTTTACAAAGCCGAGCTTTACTCTAGTTTAAAATACCATGAGGATAATATACATGGTCAATGTCAAGGATGTAACCTATATCGAGATGGCAACGAGAGTAAATACCATGAGAACCTACCTAACAGAATAGGCAAGATGAAATACTTACGTTTGACGGAACTAGCCGCAAAGGATAAGCATATGAATTTCAAATGGGATAGGAAAGAACTAAACAACATGCGAGAATATTACAAGGAGAAAATAAAAAATTTGCAAAATTCAAAAACTTGATATACCTTAGTGGAAATTTAAAAACAAAGAACAATGGAAAGAGAAAAGTTAGCAGAAATTTACAAGAAGTACGGACTAGAAAAAGAGGACGTATTTAAACACCAACACTACACTATCATTACTCGATCAGGTATTGAGAAGATAGCAGCCATTGAGCAGATTACTATCGAATACGAAGTAATAAGATGCGAACCTAACTATGTTGTAATAAAGGCTAAGACCAAACAGCTAGAAACTTTTGGGAGTGCTTTAAAAGGTGCTGATTATAAAAGCGGAAACACTACAACATGGTATGTTGCAGAGATGGCAGAGAAGCGTGCAATGAGTAGAGCTGTTTTAAAGACAGCAGGACTTTATGAGCATGGATTCTTTGGAGAAGATGAATCAGAATCTTTTAAGCGTGGATAATCTAATTATCAACTCTGATGACTTATTGAAGCTACCTGCGAATAGTGGGTATGCTTCATATCTCCTTAATCTTCTATCTACTTGCACTTTACCTTATTATGAAGTAAGGGAGATTGAAGGACAGGTATTAGATGGAGAAATTCGAATGGATGAATTAGATGGATTAATAATCTATTTAAAGGATGCGCAAGTTGATCCGATTGATGCTGGACATCCGTATGGCATGAAACAAATTCATGACAAATTAAGAAGAATGAATGGAGAGTTATTATGACACTTGAAGAAGCAGTAAACAAAACATTTGAGATTATAAGCCATTACGAAAGTGGTGCTTATATCGATTTAGAACACTTGCGTAGAATGATGAGAGGTTTAAGCGGATGCCATGCGATACTAACAAAGGAGAACATAGAGGCTTATAATAGACATAACGCAATTATGTATAACTTTGACGGATCAGCAGCAAGAGCCAAGATAGAAGCAGACAAAGAAGTACCTGAATTAAGAATGACAAGAAAACTAATAGATACTATTGGAAAGGCTCACGATTCAATAAGATCTGAAATATCAATCATAAAACAAGAACAATGATACCCAATGAAATAGCAATACTATGTGTATTAGCTTTATTAATACTATGGCTTTCAATAGATAGAATAAGAGAAATACTAAAAAAATGAAAATAAATCCTAAAGACTTACCAGATGGTTATGATTTTGCAGCAGGATGTATTATCGGAATATCTATATTGATAGTATTCTGTTTGCTTTGCGCTATGTTAGTAATAGCGTTGTATAATTTGTATGCAATGATTTAATTATCTTTGAGTTATGGCAGGACAATACAAATACAGAAAAGAGGTTTATGAGTATATTAAAGTCCGTTGCGAAACTTGCAACAATAATACTCAGATAGCAAAAGAAATAAGAGAGGTTTTTCGAAATGATGAAATAGTACAAAATGCTTCCGATCATGCGTTAAGACATCTAGTAAATAAAAAAAGATTAAAGGATAGGCGTGAAATTAAACGCTTATTTTTTGATATAGAAACTAGTCCATTATTTGGATGGTTTTGGAGGACAGGAAAACAATGGGTTAATTATTCACAGATAATTGAAGATAAGAAAATTATTTGCATATCTTATAAGTGGCAAGGATCAGACGAAGTGAAAACTTTGCAATGGTCTAATAAAACCCATTCAGATAAAAAAATAATAAAGGACTTTATTAAGATACTTGGAGAGGCTGACGAAATAATAGCACATAACGGAGATAGATACGATATAAAAGAAATTCGCACCAGAGCGATTCAAGAAGGGTTATTGATGTTCCCTAAGTATCGTACCTTAGATACGCTTAAAAAGGCTCGTAAGTACTTTAATTTCCATTCTAATAAGCTAGACTATCTGGGAGAAGTTTTAAAGGTTGGACGTAAGATAGAACACGAAGGAATCGACTTATGGTTAAAAGTTTGTAAAAACGACTCCAAAGCCTTGTCGAATATGATTCAATATTGCGAGCAAGATGTAATTTTATTAGAAGATGTATTCCATGTTTTATCACCGTACATAGACCATAATACAAATCATGCAGTACAGATGGGTGGTAAAAAGTATGATTGTCCTGAGTGCGGATCAAAGAAAGTAAGTCTATGCCATACGGATACAACACCGATGGGATATATTAAAAGGCATATGAAGTGTCACGATTGTAAGAAACAGTATCACATAAGCAATAAATCATACCTTTCATTTTTAAGTAAATAACTATGATACAAGACATAAAAGACGTAGAAATCAAAACGAAATTAATTGGAAATCGATTACACATTACTGGGCTGTTTAGTGGCAATTTAGTAGTAGAGGATGTGGATAATAAAAGCTCACATGAATATTTAGTAAACTTAGCTTTTATGCTTAGACAAGCTAGTTCGCAAGTATTAAGAGAAGCCGACAAATATGAAGGGCAAGAATGGGAATTTTAAATTTATAGCATACAAAACAATCAACTATATTCGATGAAAATAACAATAGTAACAGCAGTACATGGTAGAGATTACCTATGGGGTTACTTTAACCAATCCATAAGATACACTATTGATAAGTTTGAATCTTTAGGATACGACGTTGATCGAGTTGCAGCAGTAACATCTGACAAAGAGCAAGAGTATTTTTACAACGCAGGATGGACTACTATTCAATGTTCTAATGAATGGTTAGGTACTAAATGGAACAACGCAATAGAATACGCTTGGGAAGATGGATGCGATTATATTTTTATCATAGGGTCAGACGATATAGTTAGCGATGAATTAATAGATCTATATCATCCATTGATTCAATTAGACGAGCCGATGTTTGGGATAGAGAAATTGTATTTTCTACAATTAGATAGAGATGTCATTAAAGAGTTTACAGGCTACACTCATAAGAAACAAATGGCTTTAGGTGCTGCTAAGATGATAAGCAAAAAAGCACTATCTAAGGTAGGTGGCAGACCTGCAAAGGACTTAATCAAAAGAGGATTAGACACTTCAATCTTGGTTAATTTAAGACAGCATGGTTATAATGATTACATTGTAGAAACAAATAAATTCTTAATTTTGGACATGAAAACAAAGGACAACTTAACACGCTGGGAGGACTTAAAAGGAATAGAGTACACAGCGAACTACGATAAACTAGAATCAATTTTTAACATTAAAATCAAGTAAACTATGAGTTACGAAATGGAAGGCACTTTAATTATGAGAGCCAATACAGTACAAGTATCAGACAAGTTCCAGAAGAGAGAATTTGCTATTGAAACAAGTGGAGAATATCCACAAAAGATTAAATTCCAATTAAAGCAAGATAAAGTTAGCTTAGTGGATGGTATTAACAAGGGAGACAAACTAAAGGTTTATTTTAATGTAGATGGCTACAGCTGGGAAAAAAACAACGAAACTAACTACGGTGTAAACCTATCAGCATGGAAGATTGAAGTTGTAGAATCTACAAAAGAATCATTTGAAGATACCACTAATAAAGTTACAGAGGCAATAGATGCGGACAATGGTTTGCCATTTTAATTAGTATATTCATAATGCTAGTGCAGTAGCAATTAAATTATTTACAATCCGAGCCGAGTAGGACTGCACTCCGAAAGGCGTCGGATTTTTTTATTTTATACTATGGAAGCAAAAGAACTAAGAATAGGTAATTGGGTATATGATTCATATGACCACGTTAAAAGGCAATGGGGTGCTGATGATTTTGCGAACCCGTTGCAACATATAGAACCTATAGAACTCGCAGAAGAATGGCTAGAAAAGTTTGGGTTTAAGTTTTCAGGTAGTGGTTGGTGTAAAAAGGATGGCTTTTTATTTAATTGTAGATTAACGGAATTTGGATTAGATGTTATCGTTATAATTAAAGGAACGCATAAAGGCATTAATAAATCATGCAAATACGTCCATCAACTTCAAAACCTTTACTTTGCATTAACAAAAGAAGAAATATGAATAACGGGTGGATTAAGATACACAGATCCTTATTAAATTGGGAGTGGTATGATGACAACAATACTAAAATATTATTTCTTCATCTACTTTTAAAAGCTAATCACAAGGATAAAAAATTCAAGGGTAAGGTAATAAAAAGAGGTCAAGTTATGACAGGGTATTCTCTACTAGCTGAACAAACTCAACTAACAGTAAAAAAAGTTAGAGTAGCACTAAAACACTTAAAAAGGACAAACGAGGTGGCAATCGAAACAAGCTCAAAAGGTTCTATTATTCAAATAGTTAACTACGATAAATATCAAGTAGGGGCAAACGAAACGGCAAACAAAGGGCAAACAAAGGGCAAACAAAGGGCAACTAACAAGAATGATAAGAAAGAAAAGAATGAAAAGAATAAGAGAGTATTCCCATCCCAAGATTATTTTATAAGATGGTTTAATGATCGAAAAGGGAAGCATACAGGTGTAGAAGGAAAAACTAAACTTCTAAACAAAGCAAGCGAAAACAACTTTAAGAAGTTAAATGAATCTTATGAGCTACAAGATTTTGAGACAGCTATAAGCAACTTATTTAAAAATGAATGGGCAATAAATAACAATGGATTAAACCCAGCTCACTTTCTTAGAATTGATAACTTTACTCGATACCTAAACACAGAACAAAAAAAACTAAACATCTACGAGCAGCATAAATGATACTTCAACAAAATTTTGCGGATCAGTACTTAGAAGATTATCGAAATAACAAGATAAACAAAGGTCAAGGAATAGGACTAATTGACTTTGATGAACATTTAAGATTTAAAAAATCTCAACTAAATTGTATTAACGGATTAGATAACGTAGGTAAAACTGCTTGGATGTTATGGTACTTTCTAGCATTAGCTGTTAGACATGGGTTGAGATTCGATGTATATTCAGGAGAAAATAAACCTGAGGCTTTAGTAAGATTTTTAATTGAATGTTTAAACGAAAAGAAGCTATCTAATTTAGAGCCTAAGACAATCTATAACAGTAAGGCATTTATACTAGAACACTTCAACTTTATAGATCATAAGGGATTTTATACCTTAGATGAATTATTAAGTATGTTTAAAAAGACAAATAGCGATGCTTGTCTAATAGATCCATATACTGGATTAAATAGGGAATTTACTCATGCTGCTAATTATGAGTTTCTAAACACTTGCAGAAACTTTGTAAACAACGAGGGAAGAACTTTATATTTTAATACCCATCCAAATACAGAAGCAGCAAGAGCGACTTATTCAGATAATTACGGAGAAACTTTAATGGGCTATCATAAGCCTCCATCAAGATCACAGTCTGAAGGTGGGCAGCCATTTGCGAATAGGGTAGATGATTTTATAACTATCCATCGTTTAGTTGGACATCCTGAATATAACTATCAAACTCATATTTACATAAGGAAAGTAAAAGATACAGAGACAGGAGGTAAAGTAAGCCCGATAGATACACCACAAGTCTTTGAATGGAATCATGGATGTGGCTTTACAATGAACGGACAAAATCCTTTAAATAATTCAACAAAAGAAGAAACACCTTTTTAATGATACTAGATTACGACAAATTAAGATATTTACTTAAAGATACTCCATTACAAGGACTAAGTGATGAACAACTTTACAATGTAGCAATAGGAGAATACCCTATAATGTTTGGCTCAAAGCAATTTGATAGGATATGGTGGACGGTAATAGGTTCTGATAAATATCAAACGGAACTATTAAGAGTTCAAGAAGCGAAAGATTATTTAAGTAGCTTTAGAACAAAGTCAATTAAGAGCAAGAATACGGAAGTTGTAGATCAATTAGATATAATAGAAAGCACGATTAACAGAATGTTAGAAATACTGGCTACTAATGAAATATTATCAACTATGCAATTAAACCAAGAAAAGGAACTTGTAAGTTATGAAATAAAGCTAAGAGAACTTAGGGAGCAGAATAAAAGATTAAAAGATGGATTATAAATAATTGATTAAATTTAAACTATGAAACTAGATACTAACTACAAAGCATCAAACACCGCTTTAGTTGATCCAACTTCAGTAATAGGCGATGGAACAACTATCGGTCATTATGCTATCATTGGGAAAAACGTAATAATAGGAGAAAACTGTAAGATAGGTAACTATTGCGAAATAAGAGACGGTGTTATAATTGGAGACAATACAACTTTAGGAAGTAGATGCACTATTTCAGCTCATGCAAGAATCGGTAAGAATTGCGTAATTAAATATGGATTCGTTCTAACAGATACACCTGACTTAAATAGTCCTTCTAAGGTAGTTGGCTCTGTATCTAATAACGTAAAAATAGGAGCTAATGTAACCTTAATGCCATCCTTTGTAATAGAAGATGGTGCAATAATAGGATCATGCAGTCAAGTGCGTTGTGATATTCCTGCTGGTCAAGTATGGTATGGAAACCCAGCTAAGAAGAAATGAGAAGATTAAAGAGACAAAGAAAGCAAAGAAACTCTAAGCTCATGAGAAAAGAGATAGAGAAGAAAGGAATAGAAGTAGTAGTATCTAATATCATTAAAGACTTTGAACTAGAAGAGACTGAAGAAAACATAGAGCATATTACGAACTACGTTAAACGAATAGCTTACAAATGAAAGTAGTTATTGCACCAATGATATGGAAACGTCCACAGGTCTTTGAAGTATTCGCAGAGGGCATTAAGATACTTAAAGGAAGGTTTGACAATGTAGAGTTTATTATTCATTGTGTAGGATCTGAAGGAGAGGAAAGTAAACAACGTGCAAAGGCTCATGGATTTAACTACACCGAAGCACCTAACTATCCACTAAGCGAAAAGGCACAAATAAGACTAGAGGAAGTACGCAAGTATAAACCAGACTATTGGTTGAGCTTGTCGGATGATGATTTCATTACGCCTTCATACTTTGCTTACATTCTTAATTTAATGTTTGAGGGCTACGAATACATTGCACCTTATGATATTTACTACTATCGAAATGGATCAATATATTATTCATACGGTTATCCACAACATCATAGAAGAAATGGTGAACCTTTAGCAATAGGTAGATGTGTTTCATTTGAGCTTATGGATAGAATAGATTGGAATTTATGGGGAGAAAATACAATAGATAGAGGGTTAGATAGGGACGCTTATACTATCCTTAATGATAAAGCTAAGAGTAAACACTTCTTTAATTGCAGAGATATTGGAGGCATGGTAGTAGATGTTAAAAGTAATGTAAACAAATCCGCATGGACTTCTAGGCATGAACGGCATAAGGTAACAGATCATGCAGACTTATTATTTGATTATAGATTAACGAAAAAACTAAACAATGTACCACACGCAAGGTAAATACGCAGGCAACTATATCCATCCTACTGCATGGATAGGAGATAATGTAGAAATGGGAAAAGGTAACTATATTGAAGCAGGTGCTGTTATCGGTGCTGCTGGTCATCTACGAACTCATAGAGTATCTGAAATGGAGGGGACCATCCTAATAGGAGATAACAATAGAATAGGCGCAAACTCTGTTATTCATTATGGGGTTGAAGGTGTAACGGTCATAGGTAATAATAATATGATTATGGCATTTGTAAATATAGGGCATGATGTTGTAGTAAGATCTAATATAGAAATATGCCCACATACTATTATCTGCGGTCATTCGATTATAGAAGAAGGTGTAAAGATCAAATCTAATTGTATTGTAAGTCCAAAAAGGACATTATCAGAGGGGTGTTTTATCTATTCCGCAAGTAATGTAACGCAAAGTACGGAAAAGGGATGCAGCTATAAGGGCAGCCCAGCAAAAAAGATTGAGAAAAATTTTTAGAATAAAAAAATAGTGTTTAGCTTAGTCAAAAAAAAATGGAAACAGTAAATAAAAGAGACTGCAAATATTGGGTACAAGATGTAAATAAAATACCTATGAAAGTATTTGAGGCTAGGTATAATGAGTTGACCTTTGGACTACCGTTTGAGGCTTGTGATGAATACGATCGAGAAGTATTCAATACAGCCCTTAATCAGTTGAGAAGGGAAAGACAAGCACAGCTGAACTAAAACCAATCAAGGTAATGAGCAACAAATACACACAAGCGCAAAAGAAAGAGATCTATCAAGAGTTCATGAGAACAGGAAAGTCTTATAACGAACTGGCAAAAAAACACATGGTATCAAACTATGTAGTTAAAAGAGCTATTGAAGATAGACTAAAAGCAAGGATGAAAAAGCCCGAAGAAGAGTATAGTGCATTTAAACAAATGAAATCCTTATCTTTGTAGCATGCAAGACGGAGAAACGTACACATTTATTTATTGGGGATAATGGCTAGTAAAATCAAAACAGAATGGATTAAAATAGGCAAAGTAAAAAACAACCCTAATAATCCGAGATTAATAAAAGATGACAAGTTTAAGAAGCTAGTCAATTCAATTAAAGAGTTTCCAAAAATGCTAGAGATACGTCCTATCGTAGTTAATGACGATATGATAGTGCTAGGTGGCAACATGAGATTAAGAGCTTGCAAAGAAGCAGGATTAAAAGAAGTGCCTATAATTAAAGTAAGCGACCTTACTGAAGATGAGCAAAGGCAGTTTATAATCAAAGACAATGTAAGCGGTGGAGAATGGGATTGGGGAATGATTGCTAATGAATGGGATTCTGAACAATTGGAAGATTGGGGATTGGATTTAATAGGATTTGATGATGTTGAAGATTTAGGGGAGGATTTTAGCCTTCCCGATGGGGACAAAGAACCTTTTCAGCAAATGACTTTTACTTTAGCAGATGAACAAGCCGAAGTGATAAAAAACGCTTTGGATGAAATGAAAAAAACGGACGAATATAAGTATGCTGAAACGATGGGCAACATAAATAGCAACGGAAATGCACTTTATTTAATTGTAGCAGCATGGGCAGGGCAAAGGATATAATAATTAAGGTAATACCAGCAAAGATTGCTAATGAGTTTGTAAAGAAGCATCATTATAGTGGTAAGGTTGTTCCAAATAGCACTTTACATTTTGGTTGTTTTTTAGATGGTAAATTGCACGGTGTTATGCAATATGGACCAAGTATAAATAAAAAAGGGACTATTAATTTAGTAGAGGGTACTAAATGGAATGAATTTATAGAACTTAACAGAATGGCATTTGATGACTATTTACCTAAATATTCAGAAAGTAGATGTATAGCAATTAGTATTAAACTAATAAAGAAAAATGCACCACAAATAAAATGGATAATATCATTTGCAGATGGCACGCAATGTGGAGATGGTACAATTTATAGAGCGAGTGGTTTTAAACTAGTTGGCATTGTTGATAACACAGCATTAAGGATAAATCCTAAAACAGGAGATGCTATGCATGTTATACAAGCCCATCATTTAAAAATAAGTAGTGAGTTTAGAAAATGGAAACCATTTGAGGGTAAACAATTAAAATATATTTATTTAATAGATAAGAATTACAAGATAAACGCAAAAGTTTTACCATTTAGCAAAATAGATGAAATGGGAGCAGGGATGTATAAAGGAAAAAAGGTTACATTAGCAGAACGAAAAACCAAAAAAGATGTTTGAAAATATAGGTTACGCAAAAGAATATTATTTAAAAGGTAAATACATAGCTTCTAAAAAAATATCAAAAAAAGACAGAAAAGAAACAGGATACTTTGGGAGAAAATTAGAAACCCCAAAAGAATCTTTTAAGATTGGTAAAAAGCAAATCAAGGAAGGTTTACAATATACAACAATATTAGTACCTTTATCAGGTAAAATAATACAAGCGGCAGAAGCATAAAGAGTAATGCGCTTGGCATTCCAGCCAAGAGAAGGGGTGCAATTCCACCCTGCCGCTCAAAAGCTATTACAATGGCATACGACAAAACTAAAATATTTGAACAAGCTAAAGAAGCTATAAAGAAGAACAACCTTTTTTTTATTGAGGACATTGTAGCTTTCTTGCCATGCAGTAAGCCGACATTTTATGAGTTCTTTCCACCTGAATCTAACAAACTTAACGCCCTTAAAGATTTGTTGGATGATAACAAGGTAAAGACAAAATCATCCATTAGAGCAAAGCTATGGAAGTCAGAAAAGGCAGCAGAGTTGCTAGCCCTTTACAGATTGATAGCAACACCTGAGGAACATAAGAAGTTAAATCAATCTTATATTGATCACACCTCAAAAGGGAAGGAGATTAACAGACCTGAATGGCTGACAACAAAGAAAGATTAAACCCTAACTATTTATACTTACGAGATAAGCTACCTGAACAAAGATGGGTATTCCTTCAAGGTGGCACTAGATCGGGTAAGACTTACTCTGTACTTCATTATCTTATAGCTTTGTGTTTAGACTATCCTAATGGCAAATTAGAGATAGATATAGTTCGTAATACCTTCAAGCTAGTTAAGTCAACTACATGGAAGGATATGCAGGACATATTAGAAGATATGAACCTCTATGATTTAAACCATCACAATAAGACAGACCATATCTATAACCTCAACGGTAATACGATTAACTATTACGGTGCAGATGATCCTGATAAAGCTCATGGACGCAAGAGAGATATTATCTTCTTGAATGAGTGCAATCAAATAGAAGAAGATACAATAGATCAAATAGAGCCAAGAACAACTTATCGTTTAATTGCCGACTATAACCCAGCTATTGGAGATGATCATTGGCTAGATAGATTCTTAGAGACATATCCGCCACTTAAAACAACGTACAGAGATAACCCATACTTAACACCTGACCAAGTTGCTAGTATTGAGAGCAGAAAAGATAAGCCGTATTGGTGGACTGTTTACGGTACAGGAGAAAGAGCAAAGAGAGAAGGTGTTATCTTCCCTAATTGGGAGTATGGAGAATTTGACACTTCATTGCCCTTTTACTATGGCTTAGACTTTGGATATAAGAATGACCCTGATGCTTGTGTTAAAGTAGCGATTGACGAAAAGCGAGAGATTATTTATGTAGATGAATTGTTCTATGATTACGGCAACACTATAAACGAGATAGCTAAAAGAGTAAAGGAATTACCCAAAGCTCCAATGGTAGCGGATTCGGCAGAGCAGAGATTGATTAATCATTTAGTAACCAAATCAGGGCAAGCGATAAGACCTGTTAAGAAGGGTCAAGGATCTGTCCTTCAAGGTATCAAGCTAATGGAGAACTATAAGATCGTAATAACTAAGCGTAGCTCTAATTTAAAGGTTGAGATGAATAATTACAGCTGGTCAGATAAATCAGCTACAGCCCCTATTGACGATTATAACCACGCTATTGATGCGATTAGATATGTAGTGTTCACGTATTGCAATAGAGCTTATCCAAAGCAAAATGTATCTAATACACTTAGTGCTAGAATTGCAAGAGGGGAGAGTTTAGGTAGTGAAGGAATTGAATGGTAGGTTAAAATAAATGTATTACCTTAGCCGAATTAAAACCAAAGACAATGAGCGAATACAAGAAAATACTTTCACATAAGGTTACATTAACTAAAGATGGAAGACAAAACATTGAATTTGAGATAGAGGGAGACAGTGAAAAAATACCTTCATACTTCATATATCCTGAAGAAATAACCCACGAGAGAACCTTTCTAACTCAGGCAAACATTTACAGGAACTTATTGACCGTTGTTCGTCTCAATGGAAAGTTGATTAATCTATACTATACTGACGAAAAATGGGACTGGTCAAAGGATTGCGTTGCAGCCCCACTTCCATACGATTACTTTAACCAAAAAAGAGTAGACATTGAGTGATTGCAAAAGCATTAAAGGGAATATAAAGAGCATAGAGCAAAAGATTAGGATATCCACAGAATTTGCGTTTATAGATCTAATCAACGAACTAGGGTATCGAGACAAAAAGCCTTGGGATGACTCTGAATCAGGAGGGTTGACTAATCTAATGAAGTTGGCTGAAAAACATACAGAAAGGATTATTGAAATAATTGAAAATTATCCAAGTAAAATATAGTACACAAATACTTACATATAAATAATTTGTGTATATTTGCGACTTAACGATTTAGAATTTCAATGCAATTAGTAAGAAATATAGGCTTTACCGCGATTACGGATAAAAACGTGATCAGGGGGTCTATTGACGATATGTAAGTAATTGCAATTAAGATAAAGTAGACCCTCAGAGAAATCTGGGGGTTTTTTGATTTTGGGATAGAGATATAAGTACCGACCATTACGATGCAATGCTAAGGCACTTGATGGACCACGAAGAAAACCCTATTGATGATGACCAGCAACTTCATTTAGCTAAGGTGGCTTGGAGAGCATTGGCAGGTTTGCAAGTTTATTTAGAATCAATTAAACGATCATGAGAGTAAGAATACCTGATAACACAACTGAATTAACATTAGAGCAATATCAGTTCTTAATGGGAAACTTAAACACTAATGTAGAGCGAGGCGAGTATATCATTAAGCACTTCTCTCAAGATAATGGCTTTTGTACTTATCTGATTCGGAATAGATATAATCGTAGAATTTTGAATTTTGCTCCGATCCCATTATTTATACGCTATTTTTTTAACATAATTCTTAAGCCATTCACAAAACGAGATCCCGATAAGTTTGATGATGACACTAAGTCGGCTGTGTTCTTAACTATGATGAAGTTGTTTGAGAATGAAGAAAGCTTTGAGCCTGAAAAGGAAATAGAAGGCTATCGCATACCAAGCGAATTACTTAAAATAAGAGTAGGGCATTTCATCGAGATAGTAAACGCTGAAATAGATCAAGTATCAATGGTCAACGCTGAGATACTAATGGGTTGTTTCTATCGAAAGGATTGGGATAAAGATTTTAGTGAAGAAGAGATACTAAGCACAGCAGAGTTCTTTCAAACAAGGCCATTAAGAGAAACAATAGGAGGTGTAATATTGATGGGTAGATTAATTCAGCGTTTAAGAGACACTTACCCTTTATTGTATGATGACAAAGTAAACGAAGAAGCAGAAATAGAAAAGACGGAGGATGAAGGTAGAAGGTTGTATGATATGCTTATGGGATTAGCAAATGGAGAAGCAACAAAAATGTTTAAGGCAAAATGTATGAGATTAGGAGATGCTTTTGTATATTTGGAGGAATTAAAGAAAGAAAAGATTAAAGAACGATTAAACGCTAAAAACAAAAACGGATGAAACTAACATTAACATATACAGATAATTTGAGACAGATAGGCAGTTAGATAAATACTTGATGAATTAAAATATAATTCGATATTTGCAAACAATTAATAAACATTAAACTAAAATTAAACAACAATGAAGAAATTAATGAAACACGAAGTTGGTGATTCAATCAACGGAACTTACAAGACTAATACACTAAGAGGTGTTACATACTACGAACTATTTAATGCACTTGGTCAACCAACATACGAGCATCCATCAGAAGATAATAAAACGCAGGTTGAGTGGGTTATTGAATGGAAGGATGAGGTATATACTATCTACGATTGGAAAACCTACGATAGAGAATACACTATCAACGAACTTAATACTTGGAGTATCGGCAGTAAAGTGCCATCATATGCATTTGAAGATGTTCTAATTAACTTAATCGACAAGGATGTAGTAGATAGAAAATAAGATTTTATTTTTTTGGTTAATTACAAAGGGCTATATTGATTTATAGCTCTTTTTTTATTCTTAACTTTGTATAAGTTAAATATTTTTCGTATGAAGTACCCTACTCATATAAATATGCAAAATCTTGGAGACGGCAACTATAAAGTAACCGACGATAAAGAGAATAGATATTTTATAGGAGAACTTGATGAGGCATTAGATTTTTACTCTGCTTGGAGTTTAGGGAAAGAGCCTTATGATGATATTGAGTACATTGTAGATATAGAAGGATTAGAGTTTGAATGTGATTTTGATATAGAAGAGGATGAAGATTAGCCCAAAGGAAATAATAGAAACAATAGAGAGTAAGATTACAACGGTTCTCTCGAATGAAATAGTTACCTACAATTACGTCTCTACTTTAGATCAAGTTGATATAGACGCTAAAAAGAACTTCCCTAGAGTTTACTTTAATTGGAGTTCTTCAGGAAGTTTAAACGAGAATAACAACACCGTAGTAATTACATTTATGTTCGTAGATGTAGCAGAGGGTAAAAGTGATAGTGTCAAAAGAGACTATGAGATCAAGTCGGATATGCTACAAGCTGCGAGTAAGTTTGTAGATAATTTGTCAAGAGAAGAACTATTGCCAGACTTTGAATATGCGGTTAGTTATGATCCATTAAGCGGTCGATACAACAATGGTCTATCTGGTATTCAATTCAGTTTAACATTTGCGATAAATCAACCTTGCTATAATATTTAGTGGAATTAGATAACACATATAAGGCATTAGAAGAATACTCAGATAGAGTAGTTGCGAGAGCAAGAAAGAATCTAAACACTACTGGCTTTGCTCATAGAGGACGCAAAATAAACGCTTCTAAGGAACTATCTAAAGGGCTAGGGTATAAGATATCAAAGAACAACAATGGATTAATAGCAGAGTACACAAGCAAGAAAGACTATGCACCATTTGTAGAAGAAGGTAGAAAGAAAGGTAAACGTCCTCCATTAGCACCAATTATCAAATGGATTAAGCAGAAAAAGATAAGGCTACAAAATAAGAAAAGCGGAGGCTTTATTAAGATGAGTGATACAAACATCAAAGGAGCTGCTTATACTATTGCGAGAAAGATAGGAAGAAAAGGAACAAAGGCTACTCACTTCTATGGCGATGCTATGGAGTATGAGTTCAAACAATTACCTCAGCCACTCGGAGAAGCATTAGTAAAAGATATGGAGAAAGTAATAGTAGATGCTTTCCAAAAGAATGATAATATTAAAGCAATGATTAAATAAAATGGCTTGTACGGTTACAATAAATAGCACTAATCCAACAAAGGGTACATATGGGGTATATAATTCCAATGCTGTATTTATAGAGAACGTATCAGGAAGTACGACTAACTTAAAATTTAGAGTAAGAATAACAGATGCAGATAGCACTCAATATACTTTAGATGTAGTGCCTAATGCCAATAATGACGCTATCATTGATCCGTTTATTAGGCTAAGAGATACTTACTTTAAAGGTAATTATAGTGGATTTGCGGAAGTAGTAAATGCAGAAGGATGGAATACGGTTCAAATAGAAGTAGGCGAAATAAGCGGAACGCCTGCAACTTTTCAAGGCTATGACACAGATGATACCATATACTTTCACAATGGCTATTCTAAAGACGTAGAACAGCAGAACGGATACAGAGAAAGTAACTGGTATAATAGCACTCCATTTCTACTTCCCAAGACAAAGAAAACGCTTTATTTGCAACTTAATGATTTAGAGATAATAAGTATTCCTAATCCTGTTAATGCAACGACTGGTGTTTATTTTGCAAATGATTTTGTAATAACTTATTATGATGCAAGCGGTGCGGTGTTGAGTACAACTACAATAGATCTTACAGCTCGTCCTGCATTTAGTGCGAATCCAACAGGATATTGGGAGTTTAATATGAATAGTGCTACTTTGCATAATGGCACAACAGCTTACGCTGAAGCGTATGTTGTTTATGAAACAGCAGAAGCGGAAATAGTAAATAGTGAAGTAATTACAATGTATCCACAATCATGTCAACCTAAGTACGATTACTTTAGATTGGCATGGGTTAATAGATATGGTGGATGGGAATTTCAGAACTATACAATGAGACGAAGTGAGAATATTCAAATCACTAGAGGTAAGAAAATCCTATCCGATGGTAATGATTATGCATCTACAACTTATGCAGGAATAAAAGATGTAAATAACCCCCAAATAACAGAGTTTGGTAAGTCTTATCAGAGACAACATACACTAAGGTCTAATTGGCTGACACAAGAAGAAATTGACTCATTGGAGGAATGCTTTACTTCTCCTAAAGTTATCATGCTTGATTCACTTGGATTTTTTGGAACATTAACACCTGTTATTGTAGAAGATAGCTCATATGAAATCAAGGATGTTAAACAAGGATTGAAAAAAGTAGAAGTAAGAGTATCAATAGCTAATAGACAGCCAACGCAATTACGATAGATGGATAGTATAATTTCACTAAGGCTAAGAGTAGACGGTACAGATTATATCGTCAATACATTTGAAAATACTACACTTCAAATAACGAGGTCTGTTCAATCTTTGGATTATATTACTTCAGATCAAAAGACGGTAACCGAGCAAACGTTTAGAGTTCCTTTAAATGGCGAATTAGTGGAGGCTTTAGGGGACCTTGCAGATCCTTCACAAGATGCTAATGTAGATTTAAGAAAAGCAATAAGCGGTTCAGTATTAGTAGATGGTTATCCTTTGTATGAGGGTACATTTCAAGTTGTATCTGTTGTTTTTGCTCCTAATAATAATGCAAGAGAAGTAGAGCTGTTGTTTAAAGGGAATGAGAGCTCATTAAAAGCAGAGCTGGATGTAATACCTTTAAGAGATGCTTTTGATGGAGAAACGATACCTTATGATGTTGACGAAATTGCGAGCTACTATAATGCGCCTTCAACCTATATAACGAGCAATGGCTACACATGGGACTTGATAGACTGGGGACAAAACTTAGTGGTAGGCACAGCAGGAGCAGGGGAAGTATCAATAAATGATTCTTCTAATCCTTTAAGTCAATTAAACTTCAAGCCTAGTGTGACGGTTCAAAAGATGCTAGACCAAATAGAAACTACGACAGGTTATTTTATATCTGTTGATTCTAGCTTTAGTGAAATAGAGAATCACATTATGCCGCTTCACAATAACAAAAGCAATATACCTATCCTAGATACTAGCCCTAATGATTATACGGGTTATATGAATAGAACGAATACACTTGCTTATACCGCTAATAACGATACTACAACATCTCCCCAGTTGATGAACTTTAATCAAGCTGTAAACTATAATCAAACAGTATTCAATGTAGGTGCAGGATTTGATCGTTATACTTGTCCAACAGGTGTAAATGGTACTTTTAACTTCAGACTAGATTATGAATTTGACATTACTGAATCAGGGTTAGCATCGAGCGCAAGTGGGGAGGTAAGACTATATCTATATAAAAATGGTGTTGCTGTTGGTGGAGCTATAACTAATAATTATGCCCTATTGGCAGGGGGGTCCGCTAATGTAGAGGGCAGTTATTCATTTTCTCTTAACCTAAATGCAACAGACTACATAGATTTTAGATTGGTATTTTACCAACTTTCAATTCCTACTGATCCTTCCTACACAATAACTTATACTCAAACAGCGGCAAGTCAATTAGTATGTACTTCATCGCCTGCTTATACAAGCTCTTCTAATGTCAGAGTGCCTGAAAATATAGATGAGGATTTGACGTGCTGGGATATTGTATCAGATATTATTAAACGTTGTAATGGTATTCTAGTTAAAACAGATTCTAGCACTTATTCGATAGTGCCTTGGGCTACTTGGATAGATGATAATGCAGATATAATTAATTTAAATGGTAGGCTGTTAAAAGATGGTGCTATACAAATTGAGCCAACAGGAGCAACAGGAGCAAAGTCTATTAGATTCACATATCCTGAAAGTGATCTATTCTATAACCAAAAGTTTAGAGAACTACAAGCTCAAGAATACGGGGAGCTATTAATAGCGGACACGGGTAGCGATTTCACTACAAAAGAATACGTATTAGAAAGTAGGTTCGTTAATCCTGTTCCTGTTCCTATGGAGGATTCCCCAATTACAATTATAAGAGTAATAGATGAGGATGGTGTGCTAATAGAGACGAAGCCTATGCTTATACCTAGATCAAACTATTCAAGGTATCAAAGAATAGAAATGCAAGATGTATATGGCGGTACTGCTTATTCTTATGACTTTATACCTGCTACAAACCATTGGTATGATTCTCAAAATGGTGGCTTCACAGAAAAGGATATGAATTTTGGAACGTCTTTGACTTTCTTTGCAGGAGCTGGTTATCCAAACAATACACTATACGAGAGATTTTGGAGAAGATACATTAGAGAGACTTATGGCGAAGATTCGAGAAAGCTAAAGATGCAAGTTAGTATTACCCCTATTGAATTTCAAACATGGTTACTAAATGAGAATCTATTATACAAGGGAAGTTATTTTAGATTTAATTCAATAGATAACTTTAATCTAAACAAAAGAGAGCCATGTAGTGTAGAAATCGTAAAGAGATTAACGCTTTTAAATTCTGACATTGCACCTTATTATCCTTATAATGTTTTATTGGGTGTAGTTCAATGGAAGGATAGTTCAGACAATTCAGATGTAGGAGATGGCAGTAC